GCCACCGGAAAGATGCTATCCAGCCGAACCGCCCGAAATCGACCCCGGTTCCTGCAACTCCTGCGACCACGAATTCGACCTCGACAATGTTTTCGATGCGTTGCCCAAGCCGGACGATTATGACGATGATGAACGGACCGAGGACTGATCCATGAAAAATCCAGCGTATGAAAAAGCGACCCACGATATATGGTTCCCATGCCTTCAGCCAAAACCAACTGCGCTCGGTGGTGATGGCAAAACAATGCCATACGAATCGCTAGGAAAGAAAGTGGATGAAATCCTTGAATTCTCCTGGCATAGTCCAAAAAACAAAGCGGAACTGGAGGCATACCTTGCTCGCAGAAAATCCTTCGACTTGGACAACCTTGACCGACGCCTATTCCATGACTCAAGGACCGAGGACTGAGTGAGTCACCGACCCCGCCACTTCACCCCATCCGTGAAGTCCAGTTTTCGTCGCCGGGTTCGATTTTGGACAGTTTACCGCTGATCGTCGGTTTTTTACCGTCCTTGTCCGGCCAGCCGCCCGACCGTTCCGTGATCCGCATCGTGGGTCCGTCGAAATCGCATTGCACATTCCATCCGGTCTTTCCCTTGGTGTTCTTCAGCACCCGAAGATGCAGGCAGGTGTCGTCCTCCGCATCCCGCCATGAACCCAGGACCAGAGACGATGAATTCTCTATTGAGCCTGATTCCTTGGCATCGTGCATGGTAATCTCCGGGGTTGCCCGTTTCTTATCCCGTGTCACCTGTGACGTGGCGATGATGATGGTCCGAGTCGTCTTGGCGATAATCCGCAACTCTTCCACGATGTTGGAAAACTGTTCGTAACGGCTCCGTCCTTCCCCGCGCATCAACCCAAGGTAGTCCACGATGACCACCAACGGGCGTTCACCAAGCATCAACTCGGAGCGGTTGATCGTTTCCTCCAGCCATTCGGGTGTTATCCTCGCCCGCGTGCAAATCCGAAGCTTCTGACACATCAAAGAAACCATTTCCCGCCCCATTTTATCCCCCCTTCGATACCCTTCCTCTATGAACTTCGCATCCACTTTCTTCCGAATGGCGACAAACCGTTCAAACATCAGTTCCGGGGGCAGTTCCAACTCGAAAAACAAGGTCGGCACATTCGCGCACCCTTGCACGGCCAGGTTTTGCATCAGGGCGGTCTTGCCGGTTCCGGTGTCGGCAATCAGGGTGACAAGTTCCCCCGGCATCAACGGTCGGACTTGATCCTTTAACGAGGGCAACCAGACCGACAGGTCCAAGGCGCGCGTCGCCGTGTTTTCCGCGTAGTCAATGTATCCCGCCTCCAAATCAGCCAGTGAGAACAACGGCAGATCGTGCCCCTTCACATACACCGTTGCTGACAACAGCAGCGAGTTCAACGCCTTGCGCGCTTCCTCCCGGTCGGTGAACGATTCCACGAATTCCGTAACATCCTTGTGCGGCAGCGGTATCTTTATCTTCCTGACATTCTTCGCCCCGGCCTTTACCGACTTAAACACAGCATCTATGTGGTCTGCCCCCGTGGTCTTGCCGCCCAAATCGTTGTCCCCGCAGATGACCACTTCGCGTCCGGCCAAATCCAGGGAATACGAATCCAGCCATTTACCGGCCCCGCCACAGTTCGTGGTGCCGCACCAACCCATTTTTACCAGCGTGTCGGCATCCTTTTCGCCTTCCGTCACCCACACCTGTTCGGACAGCAAAACTTCTGGCAGCCGGTAAAGCACCCGTTCCACTCCATCCATGTTCCGTTGCCGGTCTGATTTCCACTGCTGAAACGTCTTCGGCTCAAACCGGACCACCATAAACGCATCTTCCCCGTTCCGGTCCCGATACTGGTATCGGCACACTTCCTTTCGAGGAACCAGCGGTGCATCAGGAACAGGCGGTGCAGCCGGAACCACCTTCGGTATCACCACTTTTACCGGACCCGTTTCCCCATAGCGTCTGGCTACCCTAGGAGCTTCTCCGTTGGCCAATACCTGAGCCGCAGTTTTTCCGTCCAGCTTCATCAGCAGATCAATCACCGACCCGCCGCTCCCGCACCCAAAACAGTGCCATAACTGCTTGTCCAAGTTCACCGACATCGAAGGAGTTTTCTCCCCGTGAAACGGACACAGCATCATCGGCTGACGACCCTGCCCAATTAGCTTATGCCCCCGTTCCGTAAGCTCCCGTTCCAACGGATGAGCGGCCTTAACTTCGGCGGTCATGTGCTTTTATCCGTTGTTTGGTATGTATTCCCCATTGCTTTCCACCGCCTCGCGCGGCCTGAAAACTCCCTTCCAGTTATTGGACATGCTCTCCCGGATGGAGACCGAAAGTTCTTCCGGCGAAAACTGGTCCGACCATCGCATCAGTGCTGTTTTCAAACCCGTCGGTTTATACGAGTATTGCAACCAGAACTTTACCGCCCCAAGGCAGCCTTTGGTTTGCAACCGTTCCGGCAAATCCAAGCCAAAGGCAACGTGCCATTCGGAAGCGGACTGCTGCATGGTGGCGGACTGCTGCATGGTGGCGACAGCACACCCGAACTGACTCTCTTTGTCCTTGGCCCTTTTGTTTGACTGGCGTTCACGGTCGGCAAGTTGCTTTTTGGCCCTCCGCATCTTTTCCAAATACCGATCCCCACTCAGCACCCGGTAAAGATTCCCTTCAATCAACTCAAGTCTCCGACCTTCATTTTCCTGACTTCTGGACTTTTTATCAGGCGACATCAACACTCGGATAGCATCCTCCGCTTCCGCTTCAGTGATGTTCGCCGCCTTGGCCAAAAGATAAGCGTTCGTTTCGTATGTGTGATCTTTGTAATCCTTTTTGGCCAAGAATGTTATCCAGGCTAATCGGACGTGTTGCGGTTCCATCCAAACCGACGATTCAGTGATTTCAGCAAACAGCGGGGTCCAGCTCATTCCCGACAAGAAACATCACCTTGTTTGAAGTGTCAAGCGACTTTTGCGACTTTTGCGACTGTCACGAGTTTTGTGCGGAGATTTGCGATGTGTCGCATTGTGTCGCATTTAGTAGCACAACAGAAGAGAGAAGAGAAGATGAGATGATATAAACCCCCTAACCCCCTTGGCAGGGGGAATTCTTGTTTTCTTTAGATCAGACAAAGACACCAAATCAGCGATGGTGTTTGCTGCAACAGAAACCCACCGCCACGGCGTTTGAATCGCTGAACCGATACAAGACACCATCCGGTAGCTCAAAACGAATCCTAGAGCATTTTAGACGGCATCGGGAAACGTGGGCACCCAAACCTGTCGCTGGCTCTCAAAACCAGTGGCCCGAGGACGCTAGGCAAATCTTGCCGGTCTTCCCCCAAAAAATGGCGGCACTTTTGGAGGGGGCTTGGAAACAACCACGGCCCCCAACGCAGGGTGTGCGGGGTAGGGGGCCGGGACGGCCTGGCGTGGGCGGCAGCAACGGGACGGGAAAGCCTGGGAGCATGGCCAGACGACAGACGGACGACAGACGGGCCGAGGCTAGGTTGATACCTTAGCTGGTCCATGTCCGTTGTTCCTCATGGAATGCAATTAAATATAATTGGTATTGTGCAACGCAGGGGAATTCCTACTTTCGGTGGGGCTTAGTCTAAGCCTCCATTGGCAAGACTGGCCTCGCGTTGTCACCTGGCTTTGCGGATGTTCCTTTAGGGGCGAGCGCAACGCCAGCGAATCGGGCCGTTGTATCGGCGAGCTTGCAGACTGCACCGACGATTGAAACACGGTCGGTTTCTTCGTCTGCACAGTCAAGATCATGCTCCAAAGCTTTGCGTGCTTTACGTAATAAAAGCATAATATGAGCAGGCTCAGAATTGCGAAAAAGGAAAGCCACTTGGTCGTATCTTCGGGTCCTATGCGCTAAGTGTAGATTATTCCGCGAAGGAAGCTCATCAGTCATCCGCCTATCCGAATGCGTTGATGCGATAGATTCAATGCCAATTGTGGGAAAATTCAAAGGTATTAGCTTGGCTAATCCCCATCATTACCATTCACAGCCATAAACGAACGCTCTAGGATTCGATATGGGGCGTTTTGATTTGCTGGCAGGGTGAAGACAAGGGGATTTTCAGCCTAGGGCAACGGACAGTCACGTTGATTATCAACGGTTTACAGAAGCGGAATGACTGGAATGCCGGTGAACCAATCGGAAACAAAGTGAAAATAATTCAAGAAAGTCGTTGACGGAATAGGTTGTCCGTAGTAACTTCTACTCGTCGCCGATGAACGGTGATGAGTTGACAGAATACAACAATATGAAAACACAATCTTGGACAATAACTAACGGTGCATGGAATACCCGGCTTGACCGTGTGAACAAAATCACACGTTGGCTTGAACGTCGGCAAGCAAAGCAAGCAAAAGCTATGAGTCAGCTTGCTTTTTACTACGCCAAAAAATCCGGCGTCTTTGGCGATTCTGAACCGTGTGGTGAGTGGTTCCATTTGTTGCACAATTGGACACTTGGAAACGGCCCGGCAGTGGGAAACGTATTTGCGCACAAAGCTTTGGATGCTTGGAATAGTCGGCTTGACGGACACTATGAGCGCATGAAACGAGTTTACGGCTTAGCTTACAGCCGGTATTTACAAAGCTGATCCCCCGCCCGCTTGCCCGGTGAAAGCTTGGCAAGCTGGCGGTGAATTAACACCGATTAACAGAAGATAACACTATGCAAACACTACATACACCAGGGCCGTGGTCAAATGATCCAACGCAACCGACAATCTGGGCAAATGACGGCGACTTGAAAATTGCCACAGTTTCCGATTTGCCTTTGGTCAACGGAAAATCCGATTGGCAAACTGAACAGGCCAACGCGCGATTAATTGCCGCCGCTCCGGAATTGCTGTCGGCGTTGGAAGCATGGCTTTCCGTCTCGTTGTGCACAGACTTGGAACCGGAGCACGTTGTCAACGCCCGTGCGGCCATCGCCAAAGCGAAAGGAAATCTGTGAACACTTTCACCTGCTCAGGATTTCAAAGCGTCAAAGCCGAAATCAAAACCGCCATCGCCCGCAGCCAAAGCCATAATGAGATCGCCCACGTCGAGGCCGCCGACTGGAAAACAGCCAAGGCCGCAATCGAGTCCGAGAATCCGAACGACAACTGGGAAAGCACCGAGACCAACGGCACCGAGACGCATCACGTTCACGATTGCTGGGGCTGCTCAGATGACGCAGCGGACGGCGTAATGAAGTGGCGCATCTCGGTCAGCATCCCCCGCGAAGCAATCTTGAAAGCGAAAATAAATTCCCCTTGCTTTAACGAGTAACCTCAAGCAACATCTCCTCGCAATGAACGCATACAACACCAACGAAAAAGTTAAGTTGATTAACAACACCACCTTAGACACCCGCACCCTCGCTGGTGCCGATGCCGCGATCCTCGCGGTGATCGAAAACGGCGCTGCGCTGCCCGAGGCGTTCGAGGACATCTTCACCTTGGATGTCGTCACCCGCCCCTCCGGCTCGAAATACGGCGTCCTCAACTTCGCATAATCCCCCGCCTTGAGTCCGGGGCAACTCGGATTCATGGCGTGCGATAAATGCACGCGATTAACACACAAACACTATGAACATAAACGGATTGTCAGTTTACCCCTCACAGATGCAGGCGCAGCATTGCACGCCGCTTGCCATGTTGAAACATCACGTCACAGGCGCAATTGAACGCGGGGAAGCCGTGGCAATCGTCGCCAAGCCGGTTGCCGCCAAGCCGGTTGCCGCCAAAACCGCCATCGTTTCCGCCCTTCGCGCATTCATCCGCCAGCGGCCCGGCCTTGAGTTTCGGAACTATTGCAGCAGCTACGCCGACAAGGCGGGCCGTTCCGCTTATTTCAAGGAGCTTCGCGGGATCACTAAGATGCTGCATGACGCAAAGCTGTTGCTTGTCGCCGTGGAATCGGAGGCAGGCATAACGGGACAGGCTTTGTCCGATGCGTTCTCTGCATATTCTGGCCGGTTGTCTTGGGATGGCGCGCGGCTTGACTACGTAACAGGGCAATATTGGCCGACAGAATACCGTTCCTCCGTGTGCGCGGTGCTGGCGTCGGCGTTGTGGAATCACAAGCGGGACACGTTAATCATCGACGAAACGGAAGCCTGCCCGGATCACGCGCCAGGCGTTAAGAATGTCGGCGAGGCTATGCGGAAATACTTCCGCGAACGGTTCGGGCGGGGTCTTGCTTCGCGTTGGTTTAGTTGATCCGCCGTCCTGCCGCCTCGGGCAACCGGGACGGCATGGCGGGGAATCAACCTCGGAGGCGGGCATTGTGTCCGCTGGTTAATGGGAAAAATGTTATGATTACTATGTCCTACACTATCAAAAAACTTGAGGCGCACGTTGTCGCCGAATGCCAACCCGTTGACCGTGAATCGTTGTTCGATTCCATGCTTGACGAATGCTACTCGTTCGCATCTGTCGGCGGCCCGTTCAAATATATGTCGCCGTCGTCGGTGCTGAAATCCGAAGACCCTACGGCCTACCGTTGCGGGGTGAACGACTGGGCGGACGGCGAGGACTTCGTTGCGGTTGACGGCGAGACTTACAACGGTCAAGACGTTGAGGAAGCGCGGGAAGAATTCGTTGCGGAGCTTGAAACGGAATTGAGCACACTGGAAAAGGACCAGGAGGAAAACACGGACGCGGAAGAATCATCCGACGCGGACGAAGGCGACGGAATCCAGAAACAGATTGCAGACCTCACGGCACAGATTGAAGAAGCGCGGGATCACTCTTTTTGATAACATGAACACTCACCCTTACTCCCTCGTTTACGTCTCCGCTGGTCAACACCGGAACATCTCGTTTAGGACCAAGGAAGCAGCCATTGCAACCGCTCAGACCATGAGCACGCCCGCGCCAGGTTCTCCCGCGTGGGATTCTTGGGAGTTGCTTAAACGCGAAAACGGGGAGATTAAGACGGTGAAAACGTCCACAACCCATGAAAACTGAAAACCTGACCAAAGCATTCCACGCGGCGCAGTTCGCCGTGAATGACATTCGTGCGGCTCACGCTGACGCGATTAGTGCCGACAACCAGTTCGCGGAAATCGTCCTCTTGGACATCCTCGAAATGGCCATTGCAATGGAAAGCAAACTCATCTGCGCGTTATACGCGGCCAAACCACATGACGCCCGTGAATAAAACACCCCTCGCCTCATCCGTTGGCATGGACAAACACCCAGACGACCCCGGCATTAACTTTGATCCGTTGCCGATGCGCTGGCAGGGCCGTCTAGTCGTCTGGTCCGGCATGGTTGGAATGTCGGTAATCCTCTCCATCATCCTTGTGCTGGTTATCCGCTGGTTTCCTAAATGTGCCACCGTTGGACTTAGCGCGGCCATCCTTGCGGCTTTCTATCGCATGGTGTTGCTTACGGAGGGCAAGCGATGAGCGCGCACAGTGCCGGGAAGCTGATTAAGCGCGCGAAGAAATGGGTTGACCCCCTTCGTGTGCGCGGAGCGATCACCGAAATCAAAGAGTGCGCGCGGTTGTCAGAACCGGATGATCGTCCGAAGGTCAAGGGGAGACGGTTCGCTTATGGGAAGGGGGGAGAGTGAAAGAAAAGTGCAAGAACGGAAACACGGTGGAACGATTCTATGATCGCACGTCCCGCTCGTCTGTAACTCGTGTCCTTGACCCCAACGGAAACCAAATCGGCGACGCCGACTATTCCGGCAACAAGAAGTCGTCGGACTATGTGAAGTCGATAATGATAAAAGACAACGGAGGTGCCGCGTGAAATTCTCTCGCGTTTGGGCCATGCCGTCAGGCGATACTTTCAGCGTGCCTCCAATCGGTGGCTTCGTGCGCCGATACCTCTCTGCCGCCAAAGTCTCCATAGACCCGTTCGCTCGAAACAAGGCGTGGGCGACTCACACCAACGACCTGAATCCAGAGACGACGGCGCAACACCACATGGACGCCGAAGCCTTCCTGCTGCTGCTCGGCTCGCAAGGCGTGAAAGCCGACCTGATAATCTTCGACCCGCCCTACTCGCCGAGACAAATCAGCGAGTGCTACAAATCGGTCGGGCTGGAAGTCGGCATGAAGGAAACCCAAAGCGCACTGCTCTACCAGCGCGTCCGAAACTCCATCGTGCCGGTCTGCTCGCCTGACGCCGTGGTGCTGTCATTCGGCTGGAACTCGGTCGGGATGGGCAAGCGTCACGACTTCGAGCAAATCGAAATCATGCTCTGCTGTCACGGCGGGGCGCACAACGACACAATCTGCCTCGCGGAGCGGAGACTTCCTGAAACTCAAACTGTATTGATATAAACCCTGTGAAATGCGACTGCAAAAAATGCGACGGAACCGGGCACATCGAATGCGATGAGTGCAACGGCGACGGTTCTATAAAAGTCACCATCGAAACCCTTGTGCTTCGTAAAGGCATGAAGAACGAAGATGAATTGAGAGAGTTGAAAAACGACTTCCACCGGGTAATTAGACAGGCCGAAGCACTTAAAAAAGTCAACCCATCCAGAGCTTCATCCTACCAAGCACAACTCAGCGCATGTCTGTCCGCCATCGAAGCGGAGTCAGAAAAACTGATGAAGTGACATGAAATCACACCCCTTGACACTCTGGAAAATCGTCCTGCTAACCCATCGCGGATGGACGTGGACAGTCAACGGGCTGCGTTCTCCGCGCGGAACTCAGTGGCAAATACGCCAGCAAAACCGTATTTTTTACGCTCAAATTAAATAACCTTTGACAACCTGTAACTTTGAACAACACTAACGCCGTGACCTTTACTGAACACTTCGCACAGACAATCCGCCGCTGGCGGTTATCACAGAAGCCGATCATGCTCCAGAAGGATGCCGCTCAATTCGTGGGCGTGACCCGCAACCGCTGGTGCCTTTGGGAAAACGGACGAACGCCGTCCAAGGAATCGGAATTCATGGTTCGGACCAAGATAGCCGCTCTGGCAACTCCGACATCCCAGCCAAAAATCTCCACTCAGCCAAAAATCTCCACCCGTGCCGGAACGGAATCTTCTCCGTCCGCCTGCATCACCGCAGCCTCGCAGCCACCAACTAAGCGCAAATAAGTAGCAACTGACATAACAAGAGGAATCATAAGAAGGTTGTGGCGGATTCGGCACGGGACTCTTTCAACAATAACATCCAATAGAAATCACTATGATCTACGAACGTAAAACGGGGGCGGGGTTGGCAGTAGCAACTGGTTCGGCGGAAAAGCGTGCGCGAGAAGTCCTGACATACTGCAAACTGTGGACCGAGGGGGACATGGAACTTCCTCACCGACCGCCAGAAAAGAAATGCCTCGAACACCGTATAAGCGTAATTACGGAAGCCATCAACCTGCTCGATGCCTTGCCGCCCAACAATCATTAGGCACACTTGGTGTGTAATATCAACCATGACCACTAACTTCAAAACATGAGCAACGAACTGACAGTATCAAACGCAAAACAGCTTGGGGATTACCTAGGCAAATCACGGACGGCAATCGTCAACGCCCTCCCTTCGCACCTGAAGGCCGACCGCATGATCCGGCTGGCTCAAACTTGTTACAGCACCAACGCGGAACTCAAGAAATGCACGCCGCAGAGTATTCTGTCATCGCTGGTCGTGGCCGCACAGATTGGCCTTGAGCCAGGCGTAGCAGGGCAGTGCTATCTAATTCCCTACAAAGGAACCTGCACGATGGTTCCGGGCTGGCAAGGACTTGTCGGACTACTGAACAACACGGGGCGCGCGACGGCATGGACCGGGGCGGTCTTTGAAGGCGATGTGTGGGAATTTGAGTTGGGCAGCCGTCCGAAGTGCCGTCATCTGCCGGGACCGAACTATGGAGACCCCGATTCTTTGACGTGGGTTTATGCCTGCGGCAAGGTCAACGGTTCGGAACAGGAGGTTATCGAAGCGTGGCCTGTGTCGCGCGTGATTAAGCATCGGGACCGCTACAACAAGGTCGGTCAACGGCACTATTCGTATGCGAATTTTGAAATGTATGCCCGTAAGGTGGTGTTGCTCCAGGTGTTGAAATACATGCCGCGCAGCATTGAGTTGAACAACGCCATCGTTGCGGCTGATGCGTCTGAAATGGGCCACACCACGATGGTTGACAACGGCGTGGTCATCGAAATGGAGACGGGCGACGGGCCGGTGACGGATGCGCCTTCGTTTCAGTCGGCTCCGGTGGCTATGGCAACTGCAACTGCATCGGCAACGAAATCAAAACCTGACACGGACATTACCAAGACCGTGATTCGGCTTTTGGCATCGGCCAAGCCTCCAATCCAGGTTGAAACGTTCCTCGGTTGGTGGCGCACAGTTGGCGGACCTGAATCCACGGCGAACGCGAAAACCATCGACGAAATTGCGTCCATATCCATCCACTCGCTTGAGTTAATGGTTGGCGATTGGGAAAACGCGGTGAAGTCGATAAGGGGGTGAGGGTATGAGTCATGAACGAGCAGACGGGAAGTTCCACGAAATGTGTGACGGCGAATATATTCTTCAAGGAGAACCAAGAATAGAAACAGTGGAAACATTTCCGATGGGGCCAATTAAGTTATTGGTTGGGAATTTTAAGTGCAATAAATGCCAAGGTGTCTTAACCGGACTTGTAACAGATAAATGGCGTGAGGGTATTAACGACCAAGCTCTGCCGCAGGGTGGGGCGAAGGAGACTCACGAATGAAACCAAAACTCAATCGCCCCACCCTGTTGGCAGCAGCGCATGGTTCGGCCAACACGCCGCTACGCGCCTTCGTGTCCGATAAAATCCTCACGGTGCAAATCGGAGTCGAAGTCCTCGAATGGGCATCACGGCCAGAAAACGGAGGAACGCTCGAACGCTGCAAGGTGGACAGACGCCGCAGAATCGAATGGGCAAAAGATGTCATCAGCGAAATGACGCGAGAGGATGAAGTCGGTAACAGCCCGCTCGCCCAATTCTTCGACGACATGATGGACAAAGCCGCAGACAAGGGAAGCGCCGCACTCTGTTGGCCGAACAATCATTAGACACACTTGGTGTGTAATATCAACCCATGACCACCGACTTCAAAACCCTTATCGGCGTCCACGAAGGAATGCCAGCGGAGCAATATCACGCATTGCCGGGTGCATCCGCATCTATTTTACGGACGCTTTGGCAAGGCACTCCCGCTCATTTGAGGCTGTATCTGGACAAGCGCGAGGAACCTTCACCGGCGATGATTGCGGGAACCTTGGCGCATCACTACGCGCTGGAACCGTTGTCGGAACCGCCGATGATTATCAAGAAACCCGAAACCTACACGGACGAGAACGGAAATTCAAAACCTTGGCACGGAGCGTCTAAAGTCTGCAAAACATGGGAGCAAAGTCAGAAGGACAACGGTTTCCAACCGCTGTCAGCTACCGATTTCGACAACGCCGTGAACGCAGCCAAGTCGTTGTCGGACCATCCGATTACCGGACCGGTTCTGCGAGACTGCAAAACCGAGTTGTCGCTTCTAACTTGGGACCAGACCAACGACGTTGGAGTTCGTTGCCGTATGGACATCATACCGTCTCAGAAGTTTGATTTCTTGGCCGATTGCAAGTTCACTAACTCAGTGGACGACCACCAGTTCCCGAGTAATGCCTACGATATGGGCTATCACATCCAAGCTGCGCTGTATTTGTTCGTTTGGAATGCTCTCTGCGGTTCTGAAGATCGAAAGAAGGGGTTCAAATTCTTCGCCGTGGAATCGAAACCTCCGCATGACGTGAAGGTGTTCGCCTGTTCCGAAGAATTCATCGCGAAAGGCTGGGAGGAAGTTTGTCAACTCTTGCCAACTTTTGCTAAGTGCGTTCGGGAAAACTCATGGCCTGGATCGCCCGCGACCGAGGTTGTATGCACGGTTCCGAAGTGGGTTTGACGAAAATATGAACGCTATGATTGAAACCAAGACGCCAACGCCAGAAACGGACGACAACTTGAGTTACGGAGGAACACTCGTATCCGCTGAATTCGCCCGCGAGCTTGAATGCGAGCGGAACCAACTCCGCGCCGAGAACGAGGCGCTGCGTGAGGTGTCTGACCGGCTCGCAACACACGGCCACAATCACGGTATAAATCCAGACGCATCACAGAGGAACATTTGCGTTCGATGCTGTGCGATTCGTGACTACAACCAACTCCCTCACGTCAAGGAAAGGCACAAACTTTGAAGCACCTAATCCCATATCCACTCCGCGCAATGCGCCTAGAGCTTGCGTTCCACCCATTCACGATGCTTGGCGGCGATTGGTTTTGCTACACAAACCACTCCAAACAAATAAGCGAAATCGCCAAACGCGACGGGCGCACTATCTGGTGGCTCCGTGTTGGACCGTTTACACTTTCTTACGGGAGGATGATGCGAAGGCAACCTGCCGTGCGCCGAAGCGGGACACGCTCACATGGGGCTTTTTAGGTAAGCCAATGCAAGACACCATCATCGCCGCTTGGCCGGAGTCAACTTTAGCCATCGTGTGATGGCAACCGTCCATAATCCGTTATACTATTGGTCGTAGAACTGGCGGGTTTTGGGCGGGTTAATTTATGAAATACAAATATCTGCATAAAACGCACCGTGAAAAAACCGTTCGCGAAGAGGTTCAGCTTATTATGCGTGTCGTGGACGGAAAAACTCAGGTTAAAAGCCGTGTGACAATCCGCCATGATCCGGTATTTTCAGAATGGTCTGAATGGAAACAAAAGGAAGAATTTGAACCTTTGATAAACTCACCCGAATTGAAGCGCAGAACTTTACGCGGAGATTTCTACTACCTGTCCGAAGAACCACTTTTTGAAACACCAAACGAAACATGAGCAATAAACATCCATTAGAAACAGCACTTGAAGAACTGATTGAAGCCAAGAACCTGCAAGGCCGCGCACCGGTTGAATTCTGGAAACGCGCGGCAGCCAGTTTGGAAGCTTACAAAGCCAACCCGCCAACTGAACCGGTTCCGGTTGAATCCAACACCGATGAGTTGAACGACCTTCGCAACATGCGGGTTGCCGTGGAACGCGCCTTGCGGTGGGCACCACCTGAACCGCCTCAACGCCCCAGCATGGCTTCTGCCGTGGCTCAGGCGGTGGTGCAGTCATTTGAGGCGCAAGGACTCCCCCCTGGCCTTGTTCGCGCACAACAGGTCAGTGCGCCGCGCATGGTGCAGGCGCAGGCGGTGGGGAAGTGATAATCGGCGCGTCAGGAATCCAAACCTGGCGCGCTTTGATTAGACTACCGGTTTACTTCCGCATGAAGCTGCCGAATATCTTCCGCCTCTGGCGATTCCGGGCTTACCTTGTTCGCCATAAACGTGCTGAACCCGTTGACTAACCCCCTGAGTTGTGGCCCGTCAATCCGGTTTATCGGAGTCATGGTCAGCTTGCGAAGCTCTGGCGAGGTCAGCATATAGGCACCCAAAGCATATTTTATCTGAGGATACTTTCTGATCAGGGTCGCGCTTTCGTTGGCCCCTCCTATGGTTCCAATGCCAGTTGCCGCATGGGTTGTTGCGCCTGCGACGGCTCCACCAGCCCGTGCCAGCACATCCATAATGGTTGGATTCGCCGGAACATCCCGTCCCGAATGCTCCAAAGAAGCCAGACTTCTCAGGGATGAAGTCAGACTGTCAACTTTTCCACGACCTAACACGGAGTCGGCGATTTCACGCAATGAACCGGCTTTGGAAGCTGCGGATTCAACAACTCCGTCCGCAACCTTGCCTCCGGTTGCGGACGTAACCAGTCCCGGCGTTTCCGTTCCAAGATCGCGCAATAGATTCGATGCGCCCACACGTCCATTCGCTCCTGATTTTGAAAGCAGGTTGTGGACGTAATGGAATTGCAGGTCTTCCAAAAGCTTTGGATTTTCTCCAGCGATTAGGTTTACCGCCCTGCGAACCTGTTCTGGACTGAAGCTTCCGTCCGTCAGGGACCGCATGAACGGTATCGGATTTTCCTGAACTGCTTTTGACAGACCTTCTCCGTCCAACGTTTTGAGTGCCCCCGCTACGGTCCCATTTAGCTTGTCACTCAGAGCTTTCGATTTCTTAAAGGCATCCGAAACCCGGTCCATGACCACCTTGGACGGACTTGCACCGAGTGCTTCCCGAAGCAACGCCGGATCGTCAATGGACAGGTTCTCCATTATTTTCTTCGGGTCCACCTTGGAAAATGCGCTCTCACGTCGAGCCAACGCTTCCACGTTTTTGTAGTTCGGAAAATACTGTGTCCTGACTTCTGGGGCGAGTGAGTTGATGTTGTTAAGAATGGTCCCCACCGAAACTTCACCAGTCTGCGGATTTCTCGCAGACTGTCCGACATGATTGAACAGATAGCCTTGAACATCCTTGTCCAGTTCCGCCGCTCTGACCGGGCCGATTGATTTCCTGAGTTGCGCCAAATAAGAGGGTGCACCTTGTCCGGTTATCGCATTCGCCAGTTCTGCTGGATTTGCACCACCTTCAGGACCATAACTCTTCAGAGCCGAATCTATTACCGGGTTGTCAAAGGTGTCGTATTTTCCTTTGGTTATCTTTTCGGCAGCCTTCAGTTGCAGTTTCAAATTACCGCCAGGCAACGTGTTCAACGCATCATCTATGTCTTTCGTAATCTCCGAATAAAGCTTCTTCTTCTCGTAATCGCTGGCATCAGCAAACAACGGGTCGGATTTTCCAAAAGACTTTCCAAGCCGGGTTCTCATGCCCCGCATTTGCTCCAGTGTTTGAGCGTTTTCAAGCTCTGGAACCGTTGATGCAAAAGGTGAAGTCCCCTCTGGAAACATCTTTCCGGCTGGACCGTTCTGGTTTTTCAACTGAACAGTTTTAGCCTTCAGATCGGAATACCATTGCTGTGTGTTTTTGGGGACCACAGTGACGGTTGCGTAGTCCGGGTTGTTTTTGGCGGCTGACCATGCGTTTTGTTCCGCAGTCTCAATATCACCAAGACCGCCCTGAATATGGTCACGCACCTTTTCTCCGAAAGATGTTGGCGTGGCTGCGCTACCGGGCACAAGTGACTTTGCCTCGTTTTGGATTTCATTAAACGCCTGCTTTATCTTTGGATGAAGTTCGGCGGCTGCTTCAGCCACGGCTTTCTTGGCGGGAGCGGATATTTCGCCAATCTGTTTTCGGATGGTGTCAACAGTATGCTTGGCCAGGTCGTTTTCGCTTATGCCACTGTTCCTAAGATTGAGCGCAACCACTGCAACCTGCCGCTTTATTTCGTCCTTGGTCTCCGGTGGAATTTCGTATCCCTTTTCCACGTTCTGGAGTGAGTTTGCAAGGCCGGGAGTATTCATCGCTTCGCCAACACCAACAGGAACATCTATTCCAGTGGCGTCCTGAATCGCTTTCCGTGCGTCCCTAGCTTCCATCTGTGATGGGCTTAACCGAAACGGTCTCCACAGGTTGGCAACAGCCTGTCGTGGTTCTCCCGAAATAAGGCTCTTGCCCGCTTCAATAAGTTTCGGGGCATATCTCCCGGAAGCACCAAAGGCCAATCCTGTTCCGCCACCAAAAGCAGCATCAGAACCAGTTTCTTTTGCCACGTCGTATATCCGGTCTCCAAGTGATCCTTGGCCTTCACCGGAAATCTGTTTGGTAATTCCAGAAGCCAATCCGGCTTGTGCGCCACTTTGCAATCCTCTGGCAGTCACACCAAAAACACCTTTGCCTCCAGGGACCATGTTTCCAGCCGTGGAAGCGGCGATGGATGGCAGGGACATCTTCTTGCGTTCCCCGCCAAATTGTTCCATTTTTTGAGCAAGAGTTTCTCCAGCAAGACCTGCTGCTCCAAGCCCAAGAATTCCGACCCCGGACGACCCAACGGCAGCCGGTATTCCGTAGCGCGCCAACGGAGCCATTTCACCGACATCTTTTGGAGTTAGATGCAGGTTTTCTGGAGGCATACTATCGTCAGAACCACGAATCGCCTTTTCTTGACGGTCCGCTATCTCATTTGCGGATTTTTGAGATTCCTCATCAAGTTGTCGAAGTTTTCCAAAACCGGGTTTGGTAGTGTTACCCGCAACGGTATCTTGTGCCGAATCACCGCCATACTTTGACTTGAAGTCGTTTACAACAAATTGGATGTCCTCTGGCTTTTCACCACTGGACTCCATTTTTGATACGATAGAGTCTAACTGACTCCTTTTGTCATCAGGTAGTGGCATGGGTCAATAGTTGTATTTTGAACGCAAAGAATTTGCTTTTTCGGATTCGGAGTTGGCCGGGGCATCACCACCACCGAACGTGTAAGGCGTCGAAATCTTAATCCCCTTTTTCCCAAGCTCCGTAATGGAATCGGTTAAGTTCTTTCCCCATGTGTTATTAACAAGTCCTTCGTAAGAAGGATTCAGGTGGATTCCACGACCAGTAACCGAATTGAGCTTTTGGGAAAGAGATTCCGTCTGCGCTTGCTGATATTGTGCGAGATTTTGTCTGAAACTAGGTTGGTTAGGGGTTCCAACGGCTTCGAGAACCAAATTAATCTCGGCTGGGGTAATAGTTTTTCCGGCATATTTCACAACTTCGCCGCGCTTCAGTTGCGCGTATGTCTGGTTTAATTTCTGAAGTTCCGGGTCCGATCCGACATATTTTCCAATCAAAGCGTTGACGAAGTTTCCGGGTCCAATAGTCCCTTTGTAGGAATCCAAAATGTCGGAAAGCTTTCGGGTTGATCGAACAATGTCGTCTTGTGCTGAAATATCTTTCAATTCCGCTGGAGGCAAAACCGGGAACTTTCCGCCATTCGCCAAGACAACCTTCAAAGCTTCACTTTGCTTTTCTTCAGGAAGACCAGACCCTTCGACAACTGCCTTGGCGGTTCTTAAAACGGCAGGCGTCATGCCGTATTGCTTCTGAAGTTTTTGAACCTCGTCCAGTTTCTTCAATCCATCCGGGTTTGGAGCAATTGGAGCACCGTTCTCATCATGCGTTCCTTCGGGCCAGATTTCCTTAACCAATCCAGCATTAGAAGCCGCAGTTAATAGTGGCCTATATGCAAGATTAGCAGCCTTGTTTTTTGAAATATCATTTCTTACTTCTCCCTGGTTTTCCAATACCGAATCACGATATTGTTTTTCCGTAAGCATCCCATTTCGATATTCAATCAACGCCTGTTGTGCGGGAGTAATAAACTGCCTCTGCATCATCGGAGCGAGCTTCTCCAACACCGGGGCGGGAGCGCGCGGCAACCATCGTGACAGCACCTCGTTTTGAATCTGTTGCGGTGTGCGCGTCGGTTGCGGTGTGCGCGTCGGTTGCGAGAATGCGTTGTTCACGTCCGCGCCCAATCCCATGTCCTTGTTCTTGGAAGATTCCTTTTCAAGTTCACTCTGGAAATCTGTGGCGAAACCCTTCTGCCAGTCTTGGGTGTCTTGAAACTCCTTGGCCTGACGTGCGGCCTGTGCGTTTTGAATCCCCTCGGTGAACTTAGATTCCCGCTGCTTTTCGGCCAGCGACTGCATGAATTGCTGACGGTCCTGCTGTTGCCGCGCCAGCCCTAGGCCGATTTGCAATCCGGCACCCATCGGAGCGACATACGATGCTGCGTCTGGAATGTTTGGCATAAATTATTGGT